AACCGGGGGGGGGGGCAGCGGCTTTGCAAGCCGGTTAGATGCTTACAGGCTTTTGAAAAAGAGCACCCAGATATTTCTGCTACCTACTTTGATATGAGGTGGCAGAAATGGATGTGAAGTACAAGACGATTTATGCGGATCCCCCCTGGTGGGAATCTGGAGGCGGGAAAATCAAGCGAGGCGCCGACAGGCATTATCCACTTATGAAAACTTCTGAAATTATTGCCATGGCGGGCATGGTAAACGAATTGGCAGATGAAAATTGCCATTTGTACTTATGGGCCACGAACAATCATCTCATAGATGCATTTACTGTCATGGACGCCTGGGGGTTCAGGTATGTCACCATGATTACATGGGTTAAGGACAGAGCTGGGCTTGGACAATATTTCAGAGGGCTTTCAGAGCATTGCCTGTTTGGAGTCAAAGGCAGATTACCCTATAAGGTAATTGATGGTAAGCGGCAGCAAGGAGTGACGGCTTTCATAGAGCCTAAAACAATTCATTCCAGAAAACCGCAAACCATGAGAGACATGATTGAAAAAGTTAGTTATCCACCGTACATTGAACTGTTTGCCAGGGAACGGTTCAAAGGTTGGGATGCTTGGGGAAACGAAGTGTGAGGCGAATGAAGATGATGAGAAGAAATGCAGATATCAGACCGGGAATGCATGTGATTAACGTGGATACCGGTAAGCAATATACAGTCGATAGTGTTTCAGTACAAGTCAACGGGAACTTTGAAGAAGTGGGTGAAAGATTTGTCAATTTTCATTTAACGGAACACTATGATTTGGGTGTCAAAGCCATGCAGGTTGATGAATTTAGACAACGATTTGAGAGGATGGAATAATGGACGTGAATGAACCAATCATTAATCCGTGGATTATCCTCTTGATTGATAAAATTGGCGATATTGATATCTTGGCGAATATCGGCTTTTGTTTATCACTCGTGACATTTCTACTATCAATCATCGTATGGTGGATATACGACGGGAGACACGAAGCAAAGCAAAAGGCGCTGAAGGTTATGAGATGGTGTGTCATTCTTGTTTCTGTTTTCGGTGCAGCTTGTCTCATAGTACCGTCAAAAATGACATGCTACAAAATGCTGGCAGCTTCCTATGTGACACCAGCAAACATTCAAGTTACAACAGACAAGGCCATAGAGCTTATTGATAGAGTGGCCGAGATTATAAGGAAGGGACACAATGATGAAACCTAGATGCTTTAAAATCGTAGATCCGAGCAAACCAGCTACCATGCCGGTACGTGCGACTAAAAATAGTGCAGGTTATGATCTGTATGCTGCACAGGATGTGACTATTGAACCGGGAAGAAAAGCCATTGTTCCGACAAACATTACAGCATACATGGCAAAAGATGAAGTTTTGCTCATCCATCCACGTTCTTCTTGTTGCTTCAAATACGATTTGATGCTTGTAAATGGCGTCGGTGTGATTGATGCAGACTATCAGAAAGAAATCCTTGTGGGTTATCGAAACATGGGTATCAAGTCGTTCTGTATCAAGAAGGGTGACAGAATCGCCCAGGGCGTGTTCTGCAAATTTCTGAAAGTAGCCAATGATAATGCGACAGGCGATAGAAATGGTGGTATCGGGAGTACAGGGAAATGAACAATGAAGAACACTTCGAGTATGTAGCGGTCAAAGATAGCGAAGCTGTAAGTTTCAATGTCCTTATTTCAAAGAAACTTGCAAAGAAGCTAAAAGAACCGAATAGCGAAGCACTCAAAACCTTGCGTACTCTATTGCCATTAACACTTAAAACGTTAGAGAACGGTTATGGCGATGGCAGAAAAGCATTCGTAATGGAGCCTATTAAATGAAATGGAGGAAGCAATAGCCATGGATACATTTATTTTTCAAGCTATTTATTTCATCATATGTTGTTTCGTCACGTTTTTCGTTGCATTTCTTATAAAATATGGCGAAGATAATCGGTCAGTAAAAGAAGTGCTCAAAAATATGAAGTACGACATAGCTGAATTTTATATCTTGGTTCTGATTCTTGAATTTTCAAATTTGACTGCATTTTTTATTACTAGAAGTATTCTGAATTAATAGGAGATGGAATGATGATAACTGATTTTGTGCAGCAACAGGGAGAGATTGCCCAATTGGACATTTGTGCTGAAGAATGTGCAGAACTTATTCATGCCATTTCTAAATATAAAAGAGCTAAAGGTATCGGATACAAGACTAATGTATCGGAAGGGCCAGCACGGATGAATTTGATTGAAGCATTGGCACACAGCATTAATGCGATTCGTGGTGTGATTCTTTTAGAAAAAGTTCAGAGTAGAAACATATTGAACGAAACATATTATTCAGATTTGCGTGTAATTAATCGGCTTATGACGCCTAAAGAACAGGAAACTTGGGAAAAAGAAAATAAATGTTTAGTAAGGCTGTTTTTAGCTGAATGTGATGGAGGCAACAAATGACAGAATCTCAATATCAGATACTTCTTGTGCTTTCACTGTTTTTATGGGCCGCCTTTGTTTGGGGACAACATAAACAGTGGAAGGCAATGATTATGATTGCTAAGGCAATAGATCGTCAAGAAAAAGAAATTGAAGCTATCGAAAACCAGAAAGGTACAACCATAGATACCTTGCGAAAAGTGATTGGAGAAGTGAAATTTATCAGAGATATTTTATGCCTTGCTGTCGAGAGGAAGAAAAATGACATTACATGAATTTATTATGTTTGGCTTGGGAAGTGTTACAACCGGATTGGTTGTATGGCTGCTGATGAAAGAAATTGAATAATATGAAACGGTGCGGATTTTGTAAGAAGCCAATACCGAGTAACCAGAGGTATTGCTCAAAAGAATGTGCCCGAATGGATGCTAAGACTCGTGTTGAGTCGTATAGGAAAAACATTAACAATGTCCGGCAGAAAATGCATATAACCGGGGCGGCAGGAGCACAAGAAAAGAGAAAATGCTACAACTGTGGGAAAGAGTTTATTTCCAATACGACAAAATTTGTTGGGAAGAAACTTGTAGTTGCTGGTGAATACACTTGTTGCTGGCAGTGCACACAGGAGTTAATCGAAAAAGGTGAGTTCTAATGCTTACATTAGCTAGTTTGTTTGATGGAGTCGGAGGTTGGCAACTGGCAGCCGTTCGTAGTGACGTGAAGCCATTGTGGAGCAGCGAAATAGAGCCATTTGCTAAGAAAGTTACAGCAGCACACTTTCCTGAGACAAAACAACTTGGGGATATCAATGAAATTAATGGAGGAGCGGTTGAACCGGTGGATATTATTTGTGCCGGTTCGCCCTGTCAAGATTTATCCATCGCAGGGAAGAGGGCAGGCTTGGAAGGTAAGCGTTCTAATCTTTTCTACCAGGCGATGCGTATTGTACGAGAAATGCAGGTGAAAACCAATGGATTATTCCCAAAATTCTTTATTTGGGAGAACGTCACGGGAGCGTTCAGCTCCAATGAAAGACGTGATTTTCAAGCCGTGCTTGAGGAAATCGGACAAACCGATATTCCAATACCTGGAAGTGGCCGATGGGCAAGAGCCGGAATGGTTAGAGGCCAAAAGTGTGGCATCGCATGGAGAACGCTTGATGCACAATTTTGGGGAGTGCCCCAACACCGCGAGAGAATCTTTCTTATCGCAGGTTTTGGAAATTGGGGGGGGACTGTCGAAGTATTATTTGAGTGCGAGAGCGTGCAAGGGAATACTTCGCAGGGCCAAAGAGAAGGGGAAGGCACTTCCCTTGATGCTAGAAAGGGTTCTTTTGAGACAGGCAGAAATGACATAGCTGATATGATACTTTGTGATCAAGGCGGAGAAAGAATGGATGTAAAGCAAGGAGTGGTATCTACTCTTAGAGCCACCAGTAACCATCCACCTATCATATTTCCTTCTAAAAGCTATTCAGAATATGCAGAGGGGAAGCCAGCCGCTACACTCAAAGCACAAGGCGGTGTACTTGGTGGCGGCAGCGAAAACCTTGTAGTTGAGATGTATGAGAATCATCCAGCTGACGCAAGGATTAATGGCCCTATCAAAGTAGCACCGACGCTTAGTACGAGAATTACAAGTGGAGGTTCGCCACCATTGGTATGTCAAGCTGATTCAGACTATCAAAGAATAGCTAGACGTATTACTCCATTGGAAGCAGAACGGCTACAAGGGCTTCCAGATAATTGGACAGCTTATGGATCCGATACTGCAAGGTATAAGGCTATAGGAAATGGTATGGCACAACCTTGTGCAGATTATGTGATGCAACAGGTAGTAAAAGCATTGGAACGAGGGGAAAATGACTTTAGCTGAATTGTTTAAGGTAATAGATAAAAGCCAAAATATTGAACTTTATAGGCTGTATAGCCACTTTGTATACGTCTTTGATGGGACGCCTGAAAATGTGCCTCCAAAACTTAAAGATGCAATAGTCGTTGGAATTGAAACCGCTCAGTGCAATTCTGAGAAGAAGGATGTAATTTATATTGAAATTGCAGTACCGTATGGGAGCGACGGAAATGATGTTATTGATGATTTTGAGGATAAAATAATGAAAGAGTGGTAAAAATGAAAGTAAAAGACTTAATTAGTATTGTATCCATAGCAACGGAATTGCATATTGTATGTGAAGAAATGAAGGCAGTATTTATCGTATGCAATATAAGGGATTTTATTGATAATAAAGACGCACTTTCAAAAGAGGCTCTCTCATGTCTTTCTAAAGACGTAAAATACATTGAGCCTGACGTTGACGAAGAAGATATCCCTTTTTTACGAGTTGCGTTAAAGGAGAATGCATAACAAATGATAGATTGTTATTGCGATAACACATTTTGCATTATCATGTAACACACAAGAAATCGGGAAGATGTCAAAAATAATTGATAAATAGAAGCAGTTTGTTTTAGGAGAAAAAGCCAATGAACGATGAATATAATATGTTCCATCTCTTTTTATTCAAGCGAGGAAAGAGCATGAACATTTCTCTTAGAGACGTCAACGGCAATGTTACAGCGGAAGATTTGGAGCTGATGACGAAATGCATGATTGAACATTGTGCAAATCAAAGTCCAGATATGCTTTGCCGGCTGAGACGATATATCAAGCATGGGAAGAGCGAAAGAACCAATCAGCTTAAAAGAGAGTTTTATGAAAGTGTGCGGCAAAATGGGGAATAGATTTAAAATAGGCGACAAGGGCTTTGCGATTGATTTAGACGGTATTCCTCATGATGTGGAAATCAAGTTTATTAAGTACGATGGTACTTTGATTTGTAAGGACATAGCTGGTGAGACAGCCATTATAGAACCTAGCCAGTTTAGCTTATATTGGCCTAAAGAGGAGGAAGTTATAACCATGGATGAAATTAGTAGCGATCCGACAAATCCTAATTACTACAAATCTGGGAAATACGAGATTTTTGATGTGCTTATGGATTGGATTGAAGCAGAAAAACTGGATGGACATGAAGCCGCTTTGATTTTCAACACTGTGAAGTATTTGCGCAGATTTAAATCCAAACACCCGGATGATAAGACGGTAGACCTCAAAAAGGCGAAATGGTATTTAGACAAATTGATTTCATATGAAGCAGGTGATAGTCATGACGGCGGAGCAGTATCTTAATATGGTGAAAAATATATCCACGCAAATCACAGAGCTTTCAGAAGAATGTAAGCAGGAAAGAGCGTGGTTGTACAATATTACAGGTGCAGATCCGGAGCAGGAAAAGGTGACTTGTAATGCGATGCGTGACTTATCCGATAAAATAAGTGTGGCTGAACAGTCTTACAAAAAGCTGAAGAGCCAGCTTACCAGGCTGTATGAAATCCGGGAAAACTGCCGTCAGATGATAGAGGGCATGGAATGTGAAGATGAGCTTTTTTTAAAAACAGCACAAAGTATTTTGCGTGGTTGGTATTTGTTGGATATGCCGAAAAAGAATGTAGCTAAACTACTTCATATTTCACATACGCAGAATGCATATCGCGTTCTCAGACCGTCTTTGATGTTATTTGAACAGAATTATAATAAGTGGTTGCAAAGCATGAAGGAGATTTCATAATGTTACTAGAAGATCAGATGAATGAAAATGTAGATAGCATGGTTGCTGATTTCCGTAAAGATTTTATTCTTTACTTTCATTGTTCTGCTATTGTAGTGGAAGTAAAAAAAGGTAGCAG